TTTTTAATCTTTCCTCCTTGTGCTTTAAATGCTTCTATTTCTTTTGCATAGTCTGATTCTACTTCGTCTAATTCAACTTCTTCAGGAACTGTTACACTTCTTTTAAGATTTTGACTAACGTGTGTTTTTACACCTGTTGTTGATCGTAAATATTGATCAAGTGATGGAGAAATTCCTGCATAGTTTTGCATTGTTGCTTTTGGAAATGTACGATTCATCATATCTAATACAAAATCTCTTGGATCTGTATCACCATCAATATCTCTTTTATCAGGCATACGACCACTTAATGCAGTATTTGCAATTTTGTTAAAATAGTCTTTATCAATACCGCCACTTCTATCGGAATACCCTTTAAGTTTTGCACCAAAAGCCATTATATCTCTTTTAGCATTTTCTTCAAGTGCTTGATTATGTGCATATTCAAACTCTTCACCTTTAAGAGTTTTCTTGATAGAATAATCAGCAAATTTTCGTGATTGTCTTGCTTTTTTTCTTGCTCTTTTGGGATCCATCACTGACATTTCCCCTCTACTTTTCTTATCCGCTTTATCCATTGCTCTGTATGCTAGGTCAGCGGACATTTCTTTTACTTCGGTATCTTTCATTTTAGGTTTAGTATTGACCTTATCTTTTTTATTTGATAATTTTTTCTCTGGTTCTTTTTCCTCTTTATCTTTTTTAAGAATATCTCTAATACGCTTCACTTCGTCTTTTGAAAATTTAGCCAATGGATTACCCTTATCCTCAGGAGGGGGAGGAGCCGCCTCTGCTTCTACAGGAGCACCATTGCCGTTTCCGTTTGCAGGAGCACCATTGCCGTTTCCGTTACCATTGGCTTTGGATTCTTTCTCTTTTTTCTTTTTATCGTCAGGATTTTCTCCCTTTTGATAATGATGAACATGGATATCTCCCTGTTCTTTCATCTGAGTAAATGGTCCGTCATGAAGTGTATTTAACATTGTTTCTCCTATAAACTGGTATACATTCCAGTTACTTCTGTGAAAACATCCTGTAATGCCTCTGCATACACGCTTTTAACTGAACGAACCACTTTATAGTCGAGTTTTCTAATTCGTCCAAAATCCATAGTATAAGTGTCATCTGGCATATATGTTATTTTAAGATGATTGATACCTTTTGAGTTTTTACCTATTCTCATATGTAAAGATTTTTCTTCTTTGTCAACCATGAGATTTTTAGCACCAGTCATAACCATAAATTTATTACCACCCAATTGTTGAAGAAGTGTATTTGCATCAAATTCCCATTCTTCAGAAACAGTATTATTTTTCAACTCTTTAATTCTTTTGAGTAATTTTCCTTCTTGTTGAACCTTTTTCGGTAAACCTTTATGCTTTGTGCTGGCAAAATCTTTCACATCTTTCTTACTCATATCTCGTGCGGTCTTCTCTGCTTCAGGAGATCCACTTGCTTTACCTTTTTGAATTGCTCTGACAAGACCAAAGAATTTTTGTTGTTGTTTTGATACTGCTTTTTCTTGAATATCCTCTTTCAATAACTCATCCCATTCACCAACTCTAAGTGAAACATAATTACCTCTTATGTTTCCATAATCAATATTGTTCTTATCCATAATTTTTGCATTGGGCTCAAACTTCTTAATAACAAATGCTCTAAAATCATTAGGAATCTTACCTACCACCCTCATAGACTTACCAGTACCAACTTTAGATGCTCTTACATCAGTATTCCATTTTGATTTCATGTACTTTTTAATTTCATTACCAGTTGCTTCATCAAGACTTTCGTACATTTTAGAATTTTCTAATGCTTTTCTCAAACTATTTTCATTTGTGCCAACTGCATAAACTTTGTCGCCATAATAACCTGAAGTCGTAAATGATTTTTTCTTTACGATGGCATCTACCATTTTCTTTTCAGCACCTTTATCTTTTATCAATATTGGAAAATTAGTATGCAATTTAAGTTCTTCTAAAAAATCATAAGGTGAATTAATAAGTTCTTTTAAGTTCTCGTTAAAAAAATCTGTTTCCACAGGTTTGATTAATACTAAATCGTCCGACTTACCTGGTTTATAACTAACACTAGGGCGTAGATTAGACCGAGGATCCGTATCTTTAATACCTACAAATACATGAGGTCTAGACATCATTTCTTGTACAGGTTGTACAGGTTCTTGATCAGTATATCGTTTGTCTCTTGAAGTTGCTCGTTTTACTGTTACACTATTTCTATCAGCAGATGATCTAAATCTCGTTTTTTCTTTTTGCTTCGTTTTTGTCACACTATCTGTTTTTGTTTGATATCTTCCTGTTGGTGTACTCACAACAACATCAGTTGCCTCATCTACAACTGCAAAATCAGTCATCTTCATCCATTCCTTAAATTGCTCATTTGTATTGTCTATATTTTTATTTTTAAGAAGATGTACATTCACTTTTTGCATAGCATATTGCTCTTTCACCTGTCCTATTTCATGTCCAAGTTTATATTGCTTTACTGCTTTTTCATAAATTGATTTTAATATTTGTAAAGAAATACCGGAAACCTCTGCCTTTTTCTTTAATACATCCATAATATCTTCATCTATTTTTTCTCTCTTAAAAATATTTCTGAATGTAGATAATTTCATAGTAACCTTTTCTGGTATAATTTCTTTTTGCACTTTGATTTTTTCAGATATTGCTTGTAATTTTAATCCTTTTCGTATTTCATTAAATAATGATTTTGCATCTTTATCATTCAACCCTGGCAACCCTTTCGCAAACTCATCATATTTACCTTGAACTGCAAATCCTCTCAACTTTGATGCTGACATACCTGATACACCTTCGGCATCAGGATCTCTCTCACCTGCTGACACAACATCAATCGAATCGAAATTATAAAATCCATGAGGTTTATCTTGATTGTTATATTGCTTGAGGAGTTTGCTGAAATCATTTATTCTATCTGACCCTACAACCATAATTAATTTTTTATAACCTTTACCGTAAAGAGATGAAGCGGCATGGAGTACGGTGGGCTCTTTAGGAAAGGTTCTTGCATTCACATCTCTACCAAACATCTTTCTGGCATAGTGAATTTTACGCTCAAAAGGTAGTGGATTCTTTTTGGCATCTTGACTTGAACTTAAATATACGAACCAATCAGCAGAACTTTTACTAGCGACATTTTTCAACTTATTAAGAAGTTTTTCGTGTCCAATAGTAGGAGGATTCATTCTACCAAATGTGAAAACTGCGGTTCTTCCATCTAGTTTTTCGTGTAAATCTTTAAGTCGCATATGAATATTTATTATCCATTATAAGGAACTAATTGCTCATTTTCGTCAATGACAAATCTTTTTCCGTTGTGTTCAACGATAGTATGTGTGGCTTCGAATGCTTCTTTTTTCACTTTTTTATCCTTTTTAACAGTCTGCAAAACTCTCTGATACACTTCTTTATTATCCATTATGAGTTTCAGAAGTTTGTCAAAAACTCTCATTACCATCATACGTTGTGGCAACGTAGGTGATTTACCATCATCAAGATCTTTTATGAGTTTTGTGAATAACGCAAGTTCATCTTTTGCAATAAGACCTTGAGTGGCTAATCTTCTTAATCGTGTATCTACACCTTCGGATAAAGTGATATCGATCATTTTACCATTAAGTGTTTCAAGCAATTGCTCTTCTTGTTTTAACATTTATGCTCCCTTTGACCAGTTTTTGGCGGCATTAAAATTTTGTCTTGAAAATTCAAGACGATCTACCAGTTTCACATACTGGTCAGATTTTAACTTATCTACTGCAACAAACCCCTCTGGATTTGTCACTCTAAAACCATCGTCATCTTGAATAAAAGTTTTTGTCAATGTTTTAACCTGCTCTAATTTTCTCAATATCAATATTTTACATGCAATTAACATATTTTGCATTTCAAATATTTGTGATAATTGTCTTATGTTTGTTTGAAAAAACTTCAAAAATTCTCTTTGTGCCTGTTGCTTTCTTATTCTTGCTTTTTCGGTTTTTAATTTATTGAGTTCCTTTTCAAATTTTTGTTTCAGATAAACTATCAATCCTCTTGCATGTGCATCAGGGTTTTCTATCGGACGCCCTTCTCGTATTTTCGTATTTGTGTATGCTTTAATTTGTATATTCACGTCCTTATGATTTTGAATATATTTAAGTATATTCGGATTTAATTGTCTAAATAATCTTCCAGCGCCCGATAGAATTCCTGTTATTTGTGCCGTTTCTTTCTCAGTCATAGATGCCGTACCACTTACATCTTCATATTCTGCATCCCTAAACCAAACATTCGGTGTTTGTGTCATTTGAGAAACATCAATATCAAAATTGGCATCCATTTCGGGTAAACTATCACCTGAATATCTAGTATGAAATACAATACCCATTTTTGATATTGATATTTGTTTAGCCAAATCACTATTTTTAGGTATTGCGTAAACAATAGTATTTGGTTTAAATATCAAATATTCTTCACCATCAATCGTTTCATCCTGTAGATCTTCCTGACTATACATCATGTCTCCTTGTACGACATCTTGTATACCCAATTCAGGCAAATACTCAAGTGCTAATTTGAGTTTTCTATTTAACCCTTCAGCAGGATGATTTTTATCGATATCTTCCGGAGTATAATTAAGTTTTGCAGTTTTTGCAAAAACTCCTTTTGTACCAACAAAAAACTTATTATTTTCAGGATTAATTCCTGCAAAAATAGCAGGCGCACCATCCCATTTTACGGTGATGCGAACCTGCTTTCCGCTTTTTGATGAACCAGCAAGCATATCTCTCAAACCTCTGAGAAAGTTTATTGCTTGCCGTGTGCCATCTACTCCATTGTTGAGAACTTCATCTTCTATGTGTTCTAGATGTAAGTTCTTTTCTTCATTTATAAATTGTTTGAAACTCTGCATAATTTTTGCATAACTCGTTTCAAACTATTTATGTTTATTAAAGATTAAGTATTGTAGATTTTTGGCAGGATGATATTGGGTTGGTGAAATTAAATGTATGTTGAAAATCAGAACATGTTGATGCATTTAATTTGGCAAGATATAGGTCTTGAATGGAAATTGGATCATTATGCTGACACGTAAGCATGACTTTCCAACAGATATATGATGGATGACCAACATCTCTCATCCAGTCATATGTTTGTAAATACCATTTTGTTTTAGTATTTTTAACTTTTTCATTCAAAGAATTTTGTGCTTTGACGTTTTCTTTAAAAGCAGTAAAATCTGATTTTTGTACAACTTCTACCGTTTCTTCTTTGACAAGTTCAGTTTTACAATCAGGACAATCACCCTCAGGTGTCATGACACACCCTAAAGGATCATCACATACTTGTACTAATTTTGATTCCTTAACTGTTTTACGTTGCCATTCCGGCTCCTTCTTTACAGTTGATACTATAGTCGGTTTTTTTGCTCTCGGTTTTTCAAGAGGTTTTAGCATCGGTTCTTTGCCTTGTTCGACTATAACAAGCCATTGTTTACCATTCATAGTAATAACTTTAGTTTCAGCACCAATTGCTTTTTCATATGCAAATGGAATACCAAAGTACAATGCAGTAAGGATTATGAAAATATATTTGAGCATAAGACCTTTTTTAATTAGAGTTACAAAAAAGAGTGAAACTCTCACTCTCAGTAACTATTTTATCAAAAAGTGTCGATAGTGTCAAGTATTTTTTTCAATCCTTCTCCTGAAATGTCATATTCACCTATTTTTTCAGATACATCTAGATCACCTTTAAATACCTTTAAATCTCCATCATACCCATCTCCGGTCTGTAATCCGACCAAAATAACACTGTGATTTTTATATTCTATAGTCATAGAAAATGGTTCATTATCTACGGATGATACTTTTATCATGAGAAATTAAACTCCTCGAATTCTTTTTTAAATTTCATTTTTCCTCCAGTCGCTTTATCGAATGATGGCTCATCGTCATCTTCTTTCCATGGAGCATTAAATTTACCCTTCTTGTTCTTTTTATCATTCATTCTGTCTATCAAATCATCTTGTGCAGATTCTTCAAGATCATATAATTTCATTTTAGCACGATCAATACCTATCACAAATCTTTTTGATGATGTTGGATCATTATATCTATTCTTGAGTTGTTTCACCAACATTTGACCAAGGTTCTCAAGTTCTTCAGTAGATATCAAAGCAAACATCAAGTCAGCAGTTGCAGGAAGACCAAACGATTCAGATGTATCTTCAAGACCGACATCTGTACTCGTAAACCCTGAACGAGTGGTCTGCGTAGCCGATACAATTGGCACATCATATTCTACTGCCATACCACGCAGTTCTTCAGCAATGGATTTTATGAATGTATAAGAATTCACATTCGCTCCTTGCTTTAATCTTGCAGATGAACAAATGTTGAGATAATCAACAAAAATAATCTGCGGAACAAATTGTCTTTTGAGTTTCAATTCACTCAATAAATTACGAAAATGATTTGTATTAGCGGCGGCAGTCGGATACTCTTTGACAATTAATTTACCGTCTGTCACTTTACTTATACTTGCAACTTTTCTTTCGTACAAATCTTTAGGTAATTGCTTTAAATCATCAAGTGTAATGTTCATTAAATTTGCATCAATTCTTTCTGCAATCTTTTCTTCCGCCATCTCAAGTGTGATATACAAAACATTGTTTCCTTGAGATAGGCAACTTGACGCCATATGACACATGAACAATGATTTACCGACACCAGTACCTGCTATTGCAACATTGAGTGTCTTGTTTGGCAGACCACCATTTGTAATTTTATTGAAATATTCTAAATCGAATGGTATTCTTTGTTCTATTTGATGATAGGATTCATATCTTGCTTCAGCATCTTCAATATAATCATGTCCAATATTGGGATCAAAACATACTGCAAGTGCATCAGATAAAATCGCTGGAATAGCGCCTTTATCTTTCTCTGTTTTCTTTTGACCATCAATAATTGAAATAGATTCTAGAACTGCATTATAGATTGCTTTGTCTTGACAAAATTGTTCTGTAGTGTTAATAAGCCATTCTATTTCTGATTGCTCGTTCTTATTTGTCTCATAATTATTAAGCCTTTCTATAAGACCCTTAAACTGATCTTCTTGTAATTTAGAATTCTCATTGAGTTCTATTACAAGAGATTCTTTTGTTGGAGATATATTATATTTCTGAATAAATTTATCAATTTCCTCAAACAAGATCTTATCTGTGTGTTCAAGAAAATAATCATTCTTCAGATATGGTAATGATTTTCTGACAAAATCATCATTGTATAAGAGGTTCCTTAAAATCGTATCTTCTAGTCTTTCCATCCTCGCTTTCGTTTACTTCGATGTTTTCTTGTATGACTTCAATAAGAATATCGCCAATAAGTTGCTCAAATTCTATACCTTCTTCATCAGCATAGTTTTTATTGACAATTTCTTCTGGTATCTCAAGTATATCATATTCAAATTTATATGTCAACGTACCATCATCGTTTGGTTCTTCGTTAACACCAAATCTATTATACTTGTATATTACATCTTGAAACTTACCTTTCGTTATACGGAAGGCTTGTTGCTCATCATTATCATTCTGTGGATTCGGCACTATTTCGTACCATTCTTTTAAATTTTTTGAATCAGACACATCCATCTTTCAGGTATTAAATATTTTATATTATGTACCCTAGTAAATTCTAAAACTGCTAGAGTAACACCAGGTAATTCTTCAAACATATAATCATCTATTAAAATTATTCCGCCTTTATTCATTCTAGGATAAAAATAAATTAATCCATCCATTGTGCTTTTATATGTATCAGCATCCAAATGAACAAACGAATAATAATTTGTATTTTCTAAATTTATTGTATCTGGAAAAACACCTACATTTATTTCAACGTTATCAAATTTAGATAAAGTTTCTCTTGCAATTGACTCAGGCTCGGAAAAATCACCAATTACTTTACCACTAAAAATATCTTCATGAGGTAAACCTTGAAATGTATCATATAAATGTATTTTTTTATCTTGAAAAATACTTGCTAATAATTTAGCACTGCCACCTCTTGCAACACCAACCTCTGCTACATCACCATCAATATTGTCAGTTTTGACCTGTAATGCTCTATCTATCAAACAATCTAATTTCCATTCAGTATTACCATAATAAGTTTCAAAAATATTTTCTCGAAATACTTCAACTTTTGTTTTTTGAATGTGATAATGAGAATTAATTTTTTCATAATTTATTTCAAACGGTTTCATCATTCTCTTCTACTGTTTCACTTGTCGTTCCATATAAAAATTTTTCTTTACAAAATTCATCAATTTTTTTCATGACATCTTCTGTAAAATATTTTTCAGGTTGTTGCATAATTTGTTTACCAAACATTTTTGATCCGTCTGGTAACTCAAAACGAGTAGAGACTTTAGTAAAAATACCTGCTTCTTCTGCAAGTTCAAGCATACCATACCATCTATCTAAACCTTTGTCATATGTGACAAGAGCATCTATCATTTTATTTTCCACTGTCAATCTAGACTTGTGATTCTT